AAGATCCAGATAATACAAAGTTAAATCTAACAACTTTTGAAGATTGGATCACCACAACAAGATTGACTATTACTTTTGATGAATTTATTATTCCTCTTAATCATGTTATTTCAGTATTGAAAGCCGATCAACCAAGTGTTTATATTGGAACTGGTGCATTAAATAGCATTCCAACACCAATCACAGAAGAATTATACTCTATGCGTAGAGGTAATGAATATGTTTATAATATGAACGATTTGAAGCAAGCTGCAATAAAATCAAAAAATAATAGTTATTCTTGCTTCGATCCAGATGGACAAAGCGGCGGATATAATTGCTCAGATTACTTCTGTGACTTCTTCTGTCCGTCTTCATTAGAAGCAACAGAAGATAATCTAATTAATGCATTTAGGCAATGTGATGATGATATATGCGATCCAAATGATCCTTCAATCACATCAAATGGTAAATTTATTAGCGTTCCATCAACTCTATGCTTACAAGCAATGGTCGCAGAATTAGAGAATACATATTTCTGTTCAGGTACAACTAAACCATTTACTGTTGCTAATATTAAAGAGGTTATTGAAATAATTCTAGAAAATAGATCAAATCCTTGCGTATTCCAGTATAATAATAAAGTTTATAGGATAATGAAAGAAGCATGAAAAAATATAATGATGTGTCCGATATGGATAGTGTGAAAATTCACGAAGAATGGGAAAAAAGTGTATTTGGTGAAGTAGAAACACCAAAATTAACTTTTTGGCAATCTTTTGTTAGTTATATAAAATTTGAAATATCTTCTATTTTTAATGGAAATGTTTCAACAAAAGTTTTTGAAAAACGAAAAAATATCTGCTTATCTTGTGATGGAAGAATAAAACATTCTTTTGATCCTATTGGGTTTTGTAATAAATGTGGCTGCGGTAAAAATCCAAGATCTAGACTGTCTGTAAAGTTGACGGTTGCTGGAGCAGAATGCCCATTAGGAAAATGGAAAAAAGAAAAGGGCAGAATAGCATTTAAGAATATTCCCAAAGTTGCTATTGGAATTTGCGTGACAGTATGGTACAATGTTTCCAGACTATGGAAACGCAACTAGATTACTCGGACATCCTAATCGTACCTCGTCATTCAAGTGTCAACTCTCGGTCAGAAGTTAATCTGATGCGAGTAAATATCGGACGCATCCCTTGGTCTGGTGTTCCTATTTTGGCCGCTAATATGGCAACAATCGGAACTCTTGAGATGGCAGAAGCCCTAGCTAAGAGCATGTGGCTTACTTGCTTACACAAGCACTACACGGCAGCAGAGATTCTTTCTCTATCGAAGGATGGGCAGTACTTCTCTGCTCCAACTATTGGATTGGATAGCAATAGTCGTGAAACTTTCCGACAGGTGATGGAACAACCAAATGAATTTAAGTTTGTTTGCATCGATGTTGCCAACGGTTACATCGATAACTTCAGTGAATTAGTGTACAATATTCGTCGTGAATATGGAGATCGGGTAAATATCATTGCGGGTAATGTTGTTACCCCAGAAGGAGTAAGGCTACTATGCAAGGCAGGCGCGGACTTTATCAAGGTTGGAATCGGCCCCGGAAGTGCATGCACGACACGCAAGATGACCGGAGTAGGGTTTCCACAGTTCTCAGCAGTCCAGATATGTGTAAAAGAAGCACGACAAATCCCAGGACTGTCGGGAATAGTCGCGGATGGTGGGTGCGTACATCCCGGTGATGTCTCCAAGGCATTTGCCGCAGGAGCACAGATGGTCATGCTCGGAGGAATGCTAGCAGGCCACGATGAAGCTGGTGGATGGGTGTTCGATTACACCACAAATACAATGATTCCTACATTTTACGGCATGGCATCAGAGCATGCGATGCAGACACACTACAACCAACGGAATCATTATCGTGCAGCAGAAGGCAAGCGAGTTGTTATTGAACCAAAGGGTCCAGTAGAAAATACTGTGCGAGAAATCATGGGCGGTGTTCGTTCGGCATGTACTTATGTTGGCGCAAAGAATCTTGATGAACTTTCTAAGAATTCAGGTTTCATCAAGGTAAATCGCCAGTACAATACTGCCTTCGGAGACTAATATGAACATTTTCGTACTACATCGTGATGCACTAGTTGCTGCTAGTCATATGTGTGATGCTCATGTGATTAAGATGATTCTTGAAAGCGCACAAATGCTTTCAACTGTTCATCACCTATACGATAATCCATACAACCTCCCACTCTACAAGAAGTGTTTTGTCAATCACCCATGTACTCTTTGGGTTGCCGATAGCAGCCAAAACTACAACTGGTTGGCGGAGCATGCGTATGCGCTTTGTAACATCTATCGCAACCGTTACGGTAAGACTCATAAGAGCACTGATCTCATCTTCAAGATGATATTTCAATATCCAGAACTACCGAATCGTGGTCTGACAAATTTTGCACAGGCCATGCCCGATAAATACAAAGTCTTTGGCGATCCAGTACTTGCATATCGTAAGTACTATGTTGGTGAAAAGAGTAGGTTTGCAAAATGGACTTGCAATCCTACTCCAGAATGGTATATTACAATGCTAAAGGAGAATGAACATGAGCGAAGTGAAGATTTTGCGACTAACTAGCGGCGAAGAACTGATTGGTAAGGTTACTCAATCGGATTATTCTTATAACATCAAGAAGGCTTACATTTTAATTCCTATGGGCCAAGGTCAGATTGGCTTTGCGCCATACATGCCATACACCAAGGCTGAAGATGGAATTGATATTCCTGACATTCATGTAATGTTTGCCTTGCACCCAATGATTGAGATGGAGAATCAATACACTTCTGCTATCAGCGGTCTAGTTACTGCTCCAGCAGGAATGAATAAGATTCTTGGTGCAGGGCTGAAGCTTTCTGAGTAAAGTTATGTTCCCGTAGCTCAATTGGATAGAGTTTGGCACTTCTAATGCTAAGGTTACAGGTTCGATCCCTGTCGGGAATGTTTATCCAGCGGCGTGGTAGGAACACGCGGTGTTGAGAAGACTCGCGCTAGTGTAAAACGGTTTACTTTAATTGACCGATAAAGCTAGGAAATGGGTGCAAATCCCACATGGATTTTTGGAGATTGGTGTAACGGTAGCACAACTGACTCTGACTCAGTTTGTCCTAGTTCAAATCTAGGATCTCCAACGAGGATGTAACTCAATGGCAGAGTGTGACCCTTCCAAGGTCAATGTTGCGGGTTCAAGTCCCGTCATCCTCTTTATGTCAACATTAGAAGAAGAAATTTATGCGTTGCAAAGGTGCAAAGAATTCATTTACAGTCTTCTTGACCCAAAACAAACACCAAAAGTACCAAAAGAAATTCGTGAAAAAGCACGAAATGTGGTAAAACATTATCCTTTGGTGGTTGATGTTTTCGTAGAGAAGTACTATAATGAGAAGATAGTCGGGTCAAAGGCGACTACTTATGATTATTCCCAAATTGAGCGCGAAATTAAACGATACTTTGATGCAGATGATGCCGATTTGCCTAGAGATGGAACGGCAGAAGAAGCATGTAAGTCTAATCTTCCACAAGAATAAGCTTGTTTCAATCGGAACTAACCAATTCAAGACCCATCCACTTGCTCGTAAGTACGGATATGTCATTGATTGTGTTCATTCTGAGCTAGATGCGTACAATAAGCTGTCAAAATCACTTAAAAGAGGCGAAAAGAGGTTGAAATTGATCAATTTTCGTATGAACAGGTTTCACCAACTAAGAAATTCCAAGCCGTGTAAGAAGTGTTTGTCGTGGTGTGTTGACTTCTTTGAAGAGATTTGGTATACTGATGATGAAGGTTTTCAAGAATTGGAGATTTAAATGTATAAACATGGCGAAAAAATTGTAAATTCTGAGAATAGCCGTCCTTGCACTGTTGTTGGCTCACAAACCTCACGGGCAAAGGACAAGAAGGGTATGATTTACGAAGAAACTGAGTATTGTGTCCGCTATGAGGATGGCTCAACGGACTGGATTTCAGCAGAAAGCGCAAAGAAGCTTTTAATCGACTAATGGCATACCGCATTCACATCGATATCCCCCTCGTAGTCTCCTGCCAAGAGGAGGCTGTAATCGCCACCAAAGCCATTATGCAGAGTCTAGCCTCCCCAGAGGCCCTACAGTCTGTAAAGGCTCACAGCGGCACACAGGTCAACTATCGCCTTGGGGACGATACTGACCGCCAGAAGAGCAATTATTTGGTTTTGACTCCTTCTGGGCATGTTACTAACCAAAAATGTAAAATTCTCTTGACAGAAGAGGAACCATTAGTAGAATGATGGTGTAACAGGGAACGACAAAGCACAAATCGTTCCGCCCTAACGGGAAAGCGAGTACTAGATCGCTGGCACATTTGGGAGGGATCCCAGTTCCAAATGGTGCTAAAATTTGGGTAGGTAGTTCAATCGGCAGAACCTTCCGCTTATAACGGCAGATGTGTGGGTTCGATCCCCACCCTACTCATTGGAGACATAAGTATGATTATGACTGAAGAAGATAGAAAAATTGTACTAACTCTCAAGGATGAGATTGAAAAGATCAAGGTCAATATGATTCTGGAGAATAAAAAGATTGACCAAATTGTTTCAGTTTTAACTAAAATTATTCAAAAGGAGAATAATAATGCATAATTTTATGAATGTTTTTACTTACCGTTCGCTTGCTATTTTTACCGGATTTGCTGCTTTGATTCTACACCTTGATAACGCAAAGGCTCCACTTGTTTGGGCATTTGTTAGCCTTACCGTTTTCCTGCTTATTGCAGAAATTCATCTGCTCTCAAAGAAAATCTGCGATCTTGAGCGTAGCCATGCTGACAGAACTACACAAGATCGTCTTGATGATATTCGTTGTAGTTTGCAGCAACAGGCTTATGCCATTAATGAGCGTATTGACAATTGTTCAAACAGTGTTTGTAAGGCAAAGAATCGCCTCTGAGCTAGTTAGTTAATTTATTTTTAAAAACCCCCCGGCTCCAGCGGGGGGTTTTTTCGTATAAATAGCTACATGGACACATTTCATTCAGCTAAAATAATTTCGTTAACTTCTGGTACTGGTATCAATAAAGAAACACTAGGGAACCATAAGGCAGTAACAATAAGTGCTCCAACATCAGCGATGGGGGTTACACTTGACTTTGTATCAAGTGATGGCACTCTAAATACTGGTCACATAAGCATAGCAGCAAGCACTACCGTAGATCTACCAACAAGAGTTTATGGTTTAACAGCAAATCAGGCTGGATCTATTATTGTATATAACTGATGTTACATCTGTCTAAATTCTTGAGTGAGAGCCTTACTCTTCAGTATCACTCCGAACTTAATCCTAAGTTCTGGGTAAATATTTTTCTCAAGGATGAAGTCCGTAAACAGCTAATTGAAATTGCCAAAGAATGGCTAAAATTTGCTGAAGTACCGATCAGCGCAGTTGAGGATATAGTCCTTACCGGGGGAAATGCAAATTTTAACTATACCGATGATTCTGATTTAGATGTTCATATAATTCTAAATCCAAAAAAAATTCCAAATTGCTCTGGTGAGGAATACTTCAAAGATAAGAAATTGATCTGGTCTTTAACACACGATATCGAAATATATGATACAGAAGTTGAAGTATATGCCCAACTTGGACAAGTAAAAATTCCTGACAACCAGGGAGTCTATTCCCTAAAGACTGGAAAATGGATCGTAAAACCAGAGAATCTAAAGCTTGATTTTGAGCATGACGATCTGCTCAAGAAAAAGATAGAAGATGCTATCTATGAAATAGAGCATGCTCTCCAGAATACCACTGATAATAAAGCAGCAGAAAAGCTTTTGGAGAAGTTTCAGAAGATGAGAAAGCATGCCATCGAAAAAAGCGGAGAGTTTACTCAAGAAAATCTTGTATTCAAAGAACTCAGAAACCGTGGCTATATTGATAAAATTAGAGAATTTATTGTTAAATTGACTGATAGAAGATTGTCAATTTAAGACATCAATAAGGACGAAGAATTAGTAGTACTGTTCTGTACAACTAATCTAATAGTTCCACCCTTTCCAGGGGAATTTAAATTTTCATAGTAGAATACTACTGGTAAACTTAAATCTATTGTTAGTAACGTGAAAGCATTATCTCTTCCAGGAGTACCATTTGTAGAATAGTTTTCGGTTAGAAGATATTTTGATGTTACATTATTTTTTATTCTAGTAAAAACTAGTTGTGCTGGAGGACTAGTAGAGTTTGAATTATGCCCTTGATAGAAAAGATATGTTTTTCCTATTATTAGGTTTAGCTGAGGTGCTAAGGAGTCGTTTAGTATAAAGCCAGAAGATCCATATTTAACTGAAAAAATATTATCATAAATAACGCTTGAACCAGCACCAGTTTCAACCACAGAGACATTTGAACAATTTCCAGAATATCCCCATGTAGATGTTATTTCTGTATCAGAATATCCGAAACGTCTTAAATATCCTTGAAGTTCATTTTGATTTTCAAAACAATCTAGTATAATTCCATTTTTATCAAAAACGTTTGCAGATCCGTTCAAAGTTAAATCTGATGTTAATAATTCAGATGTTGCATTTCCTCTAGTATAAACGTTTATTGTAGTCCAAACACCAATTCTACTATCGTTAACTACAGGTTCTTTAACAAATATGAATTCTTCACCATCAGAAGATACTTCTACTTTTTCTACATTTAATCTGTCAACATTTGCTGTGTTTCCAGCATAGGATATTTCAACTAAATCGTCTTCATATAGACCAAGTTTAGTTACTTCCCCTTCGTTAGTAACAGATTTAATTATGTAAGCAATATCTCCTGTAAATCCTGTGTTTAGATCTAGTTTTGGTGGATTTACAAAATATTCATTTTCGTATCTGTATTCTGCATTGTTTATACTCGTCGCAGAAACAACAGTTGTTAGAATTATATTATTTCCGGTAGTTCCGTCGAACTGATAAACGCCATTTATATTTGATGTTATTCCATCTTGTTCTTTTACATAATAACCATTAGAAACAGAAAAAGTATTTCCATTTGTTATGCCTTGTAAAAAAATTTCTAGAAGATCTAAATCATCTGTGCTTACTGTTTGTGAATAATCAAATATTGCTTTACCAAAGCCATTATAATAATAAACTAGAGGGCTTGATGTTAGTTCTTTACCAATAAGATCAAAATCCGAATAGGAATTTACAATATTGATACCATAAGAACTAAAAGTCTTGGTAAAAACAATGTTGCTATTTTTTGCCATCTTATCTTGCTATAAAGTAAATATATTGACCTGTACTACCACCGCCACTCTTGGCAAAGAGTTTATTCATATTCGAAACTTCTAAGAATATTTCTTCTCCTGCATCAAGAGGGTATCCGTAGGTACATCCAGATTCGCCAATAAACACATATTGGGTGTTTGTAGGATATGATTTTAGATTGACTCCCTTGGCACAAGTAAAGCCACCAGGATACATGCCAGTAGCAGTTGTAGTGGCTGTAAACAGACCTGTAAGTAGTGTGCTAGGTAAAGTTTCTGAGTTTACGGTTACTTTGGCAGTACCAGCAGTTAGTAAAGTTTCTATTGCACCAATTCTAGAGGTGAATGTTGCACCAGAAATTCCAGAATTGTTAATTGTGGTAAGTAAAGATTCAAGAGTTACACCAGTAATACTAACTGGTGTACCAGTAGATCCTTGAATATAAACTGGACCAGTTCCGGAGTTATAAATGGCAACTGCTGGGTTTACATTTGCAGTTAAGGTGATTGGTGCTCCAAGGACCTGAACCATTAGGGCTGGGCTACCACCTCCGTTGGAAACACCAGCAATCAAGTTGGTCGTAGGATCAAATAGACGTACATAAGCACCGCTGGTAGCCCCTGTAGGACCTACTCCAATTGTTTTAATTATGAAATCACCACTGGTTAGTTTACTATCCATATTCGCTGTGTCAGCAAGTATGTCAATTAGTAAAGTATTACCAGCTTGATCTTGAGTTAGAACTGCATTATTAAGACCTGAACCATTTACTTTTAGAGAAGTTCCAGTATAATTTACTACTGGTACGGATCCTCCAGTACCACCACCACTAATACTAGCATTTGTATTTAATGTTACACCAGTAGATGCTAAATAGGTAGGAAGTGGATTTGAAGTAGTTATTCTGTTTGCATCGCTGGTGTTTCCCCAGACTAGTTTAAAGAGCTGAACATGAGATGTAGCCCCGTAAGAATCAATAACGAAGTCTGTGGAAATGGTGGCAGTGGCTCCACCAGCAACATTGATCTGCAAATTTGCGTCATTTACGGGCATAATATCTCCAGTTTAATCTAACTATATAGGGTATTCTTTATGCTTATCGAACCAACATTTAAAAACCAATTTTCTAAGTTAGTAATAGATTATGTTTCAAAACATAATTCTACTTATATGGACGCTATATTAAAACTCTCCGAAGACTATAATATGGAACCACAAGGAGCATCTAAGCTTCTAACAAAACCAATAATCGAAAAACTAGTCGAAGAGGGAAGAGATATGCACCTTTTACCCAAAAAGGCCAAACTTCCCTTTTGACTAATCACCAGACTTTGGTATACTACACCATCGGCCAAGGGAGTTCCTTGGGAAAAATTTAAGGAGACTATATGTCATTTAGCGATTTTAAGAAGCGTTCAAAGTCCAGCATTGAAGATCTTACCAAGAAGATCGAAGACCTAAATAAGACTGCCGATTACAAGGATGATCGGTTCTGGAGGCCAGAAGTTGACAAGGCGGGTAACGGCTATGCCGTCATTCGTTTTCTTCCAGCTTGCGAAGGTGAGGATATTCCTTGGGTCAAGGTTTACTCACACGGATTCCAAGGTAAGGGTGGCTGGTTGATCGATAATTGCCCAACCACGCTTGGGTTGAAGTGTCCTATATGCGAATCCAATAGCGAACTTTGGAACAGCGGTGTCGAAAAGGACAAGGACATTGCCCGTAACCGTAAGCGTAAGTTAACCTACACCAGTAACATTCTTGTTATCAGCGATCCTTCAAACCCCCAGAACGAAGGTAAGGTTTTCCTCTTCAAGTATGGCACAAAGATCTTCCAGAAGATCCAAGAAGCCATGCAGCCTCAGTTCAAGGACGAGGAAGCCATCAACCCGTTTGACTTTTGGAAGGGTGCTAACTTCAAGCTGAAGATTCGTAAGGTGGCTGGTTACACCAACTACGACAAGTCAGAGTTTGATGGTGCTACTGAACTCTACAAGGGTGATGACGAAAAGCTTGAGAAGTTGTGGAAGACTCTATACAAGCTTCAGGACTTTGTTGCTCCTGCGGAGTTCAAGTCATATGACGAACTCAAGAAGAAGCTCAACGATGTTCTCGGTGGTGACATTCGCAGCGTTGCCCCTTCCGCAAAGAGAGCGGAGGACGAGGACGAAGTAGTTGAGGTGGTTCCTGCTCGGAAGGCTCCTAAGCCTGAAGAGAACGAAGATGCGCTTGAGTACTTCAAGCGACTAGCTAAAGAAGATTAAAAAATTCAATAGTCAGTTTCTCATAGCCCTCCAAGTTGGAGGGCTATTTACTTTATTAAAGAACTGATCAAGATCTTCTGAATATCCAGATTTTATATTTATTGGAGTATTTTTATTTTTTAATACTGATTGTGTTTTTTCTAATCTAACACTTTGATTTCCAGAGACAAATTCTTTAAATTTATCAAGATTTGTCTGCAACATTTCAATTTTTTCATTTACTGAATTTTTTGATTTGTATAAAATTTTATTACTTTCATTGATAAGTTCATCTGCTTGAGTAGGTGTTTCCACTGGTGGTAATAAATCTTTAGTTGTTAACTGTGGAGTTTCTTGATCTATATTTTCTGGCAATAAATCATTCGTTGTTGTTGACTCAGATTCTACTTTTTCATCTAGTGGAATTAAATCTTTAGTTGTTAACTGTGGAGTTTCTTGATCTATATTTTCTGGTAATAGATCGGAAGTGGAGATCTGTTCTACTTCTTTTGCATCTTCCTGTGGCAACAAATCAATAATAGAAACTTGTTCTGTTTGTTGATCTATATTTTCTGGTAATAGATCGGAAGTGGAGATCTGTTCTACTTCTTTTGTATCTTCCTGTGGCAACAAATCAATAATAGAAACTTGTTCTACTTCTTTTGTATCTTCCTGTGGCAACAAATCAATAATAGAAACTTGTTCTGTCTGTTGAGCTGTTTCTTCTGGTAATAGATCGGATGTAGAAATCTGCGTAGTTTCTTTTTCTGTTTCCTGTGGCAACAAATCAATAATAGAAACTTGTTCTACTTCTTTTGTATCTTCCTGTGGCAACAAATCAATAATAGAAACTTGTTCTGTCTGTTGAGCTGTTTCTTCTGGTAATAGATCGGAAGTGGAGATCTGTTCTACTTCCTGACTATCTTCTTGGGGTAACAAATCAATAATAGAAACTTGTTCTGTTTGTTGAGCTGTTTCTTCTGGTAATAGATCGGAAGTGGAGATCTGTTCTACTTCTTTTGTATCTTCCTGTGGCAACAAATCAATAATAGAAACTTGTTCTACTTCCTGACTATCTTCTTGTGGAAGTAGATCTACTGTAGAAACTTGTTCTACTTCCTGACTATCTTCTTGTGGAAGTAGATCTACTGTAGAAACTTGTTCTACTTCCTGACTATCTTCTTGGGGTAACAAATCAATAATAGAAACTTGTTCTACTTCCTGACTATCTTCTTGGGGTAACAAATCAATAATAGAAACTTGTTCTACTTCCTGACTATCTTCTTGGGGTAACAAATCAATAATAGAAACTTGTTCTACTTCCTGACT